ATCGGCAGGGTCAACAGGTTGCACACCGTCTGCTGTAGTAAATACAAATGACCCATCAGGTTGTCGCACCAAAATGTGTGGCATTGTTTTGTAGTCGTACTTAAATACAACTCCGGGCCTTGGGCACTCTACCCACTTACCTTTTACCATCGTTCCAACGTCAGGGTTGGTGAAGGCTCCATTGGTGTCTTTAGCCAAACTGGTGGACAGACCATCTCCAAAAAATTGCACATAGTAATCGTCAACTTGTGATTCAGGGTTGCCCTCAATCTTGACAATCATCATGTGCGGTGCGGTAGGAGGAAGGCTGCCAAAGAACGTCGTGGCCTCTCGGATAACCGTGGACGCTGCATCACCAAAAGAGTCTGAGCAGGTTACCGTAAAGTCGGTAGTGTTCGCATCAAGGTGAATGACACCGTTGGCGTGTTGAGCAGTAATGCCAGAAATTCCACTAAGTCCTGAACCAACACTCCCTGCAACATAAGTGTAACCCGTGTGTCCACTGACATCACCATCTACCAAGATTTCTGCAACTGTGCTGATATCAGCCACCTCACCATCGGAGCCACCTTCAAACAAAACTGCTGCTGTTTCAGCATTTGCACTTCCCACTTTGACTGTAATGCTAAACGTGCTGTCCAGTCCGGGGGCTGCGTTAAGCCGAATCAATGCTTCTTTTTCTTCGTTGGCTTGAAGACGAGAGTTAGGTGCTACATCAGCAGCCATCGCAGGGGTAATCGCTGTGTTAACAATGAATGTCACATCACCAATCGTAAACGCACGAAGAACTGCACCGGGATCTGCAAGGTCGTTTGCATTGCCGGGAGCATCAAGATCGTTACCAATGTAAAAGTCATCACTAGCAAGGTTATTGTCGATGTACACCGTTCTCGATGTGCCATCAAGCGTGTTGATTGTTAGGCCACCGTTACCGTCTGCAATAATAACAAACTCTTCGTCGTTGTCTCGACGCACAAAATGAGTAAAGGCATTGGCGTTGATGTCAATACTGTTTGTTCCGTTTTTGATCTCGGTAACGTGGTTAAGTGGAGGTCGCTTGATTAGACCACCCACCATCAATGGCATTGCGTTTACTTGGTTTTCGCATTGATTGACACCACGTTGTGACACAGGTTGTTGCGACACTCCGCCGGTAAGATCGGGAACAGAAGTAAGGATCAGTGGCATTAGAGCAGACCCCGTTGTGCATCTCCTCGTGCCACGATTCGGAAGATGTCGTAGTTTTCAAAGATGGTGTGGTCTGATGTATCCATCTCAAACTCTTTCATCAAAGCCAAAGCACGAATCTCGTCGGCTCGGCTAAACGCATGATGCTTTTGTGAGCCAACCATACGGTCTTGGAACACACGAGCAGCCTTGATTGTTATGTAGCGACGTACTGCTTCTGGTAGTTCGGTAAACAGCAACAAGAAAATGACTGTTACCTTTACTTTCTTCTCAAACTCAAACGTGTTCTTTGATCGGTTAAACAAGCGTGTTCCACGCTGAGTGATGTCTCGATTGTCAACTGTAGATTGAACTGTGTCTGAATCTGTGTTACGGGCACGAGGATCAATGTCGATCCGTACCACGTTAGTAGGAAGCACAATTTGCTTGTCGGTATCTGGCACAAACTCAACGTCGTGTTGGGTGTTGAAGTGCCAACCCATTGTTTGTACTTCACGATTGATTTCTAATAGGATGTTTTGTGCAATAGCAGCATCAGCATTTGTTTGCCCATCGAGCGTAGTTACAGGTGGTTCACCAATAGCACTAAGCATGGTGTTTACCGCATTAAGTTCCGTGGTCATTTGAACAGACATTGATGCTCCTTTTGCATAAGAATAGGGCCACCCATAGCAGAACTACGGGTGGCCCCAAGTGGAGAACTCAGACGAGTTTAGTGTAACCGATTAGGCAACACTGTCAACCAACTCGTAGCAACATTCAGGACGCAGAACGCCGTGACCCATTGCGTACTTGGCAAGCATGAGCGTACCCATGCGTTCCATGAAGTACTCAGACTCCATAGACAGGTCCATCAACTTCACAGTACCCACGCCTTCGGTTTGGAAGACAATACCTTGGGTCTTAGAGAAGTCAACGCCGGAGTAGCCGCCCTGCGACACGCCGAAGACATCGTTGTTGATGGAGTTGTCACCCAAGTTTGTGTCCTGTGACGAAGATTCGTCAGCAGTTGGCAAGTGAGTAGACTTCAGGATGCGAACACCAGCAATCTCGACCAACTCACCGCCGGACAACGAACCGTTGCCTTCTGGGTTGAAGTCGCGGTTGATGGCATCCTTGTTCTCAGTCAGCAACTTGTAGTAGTTATCTGGGCTGAGAATGCAGAAGCGACCTTCACGAGACACGTTCTTGGTGTCCATCAGGTTTGCAGCCTTAAAGATGCCTTCGTAAAGTTGGCTACCCACAGTTGCAGTAGCACCCGTGTTTTGGCCGTACTGACCTTCGGAGTTAATTTCCGTGCCGACACCAGAAGAGCCATCAATATTGATCACACCACCGAGATACTTGTTAGCAACAATGTCAGCAGCACTAGTGAGATCGCTACTGGAGAAACGATCTCTGACTTTTCGTGCCCCTGCAATGACGGTACGGAGAACAGCCCTGTCCGCGTGGTAAGCCAAAGCCCGTCCGATTTCGGTGGAGTAAATTCCACGCACATCGTAGTGGTTCTTGGCTTCATCAATGTCAGCAATAAATGCGGACGAGGTGAGAACACCGTCAATGGAGATGGTGATTTCACTGTGATTGATGGAAGACAAGTATTGACTGCCTGCACCGTCATCGTCATTCAAGACGCTTTCACCGGGGGTGTGGTACTTAGCGGAAGCAACGCCAGTCACTGGGAACTGGGCGGTCTTACCGCTGGCGATGGTTCGCACACGGTGCAGACCCATCATCAAGTTGGTTTCCTCAAAGGTGGTCAGGACTTCGCCGCTGAAAACCTTGAGAAAAAGTGCATCAACCCCTGCACCTGTATTGGCAGCATTCGTACCAAAACGGTTGGGGCTAGAAATTGAATATGCCACGATTGTGACTCCTTTTTCAATAAACCCTAAAACAGTTGATCAGTTCTTCGTTTTCAGTTATCCGCCGGAGCGGGCCGCGAGTCGGAACCATTCAAAGATCCGGCATACCAACCTTCTGGTAACCGGACTACAGAAGACGAGAGGGACCATCCCTCACCATCCCAATAGTAGACTTTTCCACGGACATCGGGGCCGAGCCTCACGAGTCCATCACTTTCTTCCACGAATACGACGCTCGAACTCTGACATCCGACGCTTCCAAGCGTGATGCTCAGGAGGACGAGTGGCGTTTTTGGCGGTTTTGCCCGCAAGTACGAATGGAAGAAGTACCTGAAACAAAGCAGTAAATAGCGCATTCCACATTTTACCACTTCTTGCATGACCAGTATCGAGCAGACAGTTTGCTTGGTGGTCGGCTGTCGCAGCCATGTCTTGCTCGGAAGTTCTTACGCCGACCGGGAATGTTCTTCTTAATCTTCATGTTGGGATCACCGTATCGGATCAAGCGAACCTTGCTTCCCTGCTTTGCCAGCACAGCAAACTTCTTGGATTTGCCGGGGGTTCTCTTGGGCTTGTTGTAGCCGGAGAATCTTTCGCCACGATAATTAATTGCCACGTTTTCTCCTTCTACCGGATGCGGTGATTTGCCAATTGACACGACCACTCCCAGTCTTACGACGAGCAGTGGCCCTCTTTTCTTTAATCGAAAGTCGCTTTGCTACGGCTGCTGGGCGACATGCTGGGTAGGGACGCTTTGATCCACCTTTGGCTGACTTGCGACCACACTTCTCCCCAGTTTTGACATCACGCCAGTCCTCTTTGAACCACTTCCGAAGACCGCCTTGATAACTCATTTCTTGGGCTTCGTATGCCCGTACCCCTGCTTACCAAGTCGGATGTGATCTTCGTAGGTCTTGGCAAACTTAGGTTTACCACCACCCTTAGGGAACATCATGTGTGGCTTGAACTTTTTCTTGTCAGCCTTGATTTTCATGTCAGAGCGTTTAGCATGCTTCATTTCTTACCCCCACGCCATCCACCACCTTTGGACTTGTACCACTTAGCCGCCCAGCCGTTGGCGTAGGCAGACGGGTACACCTTGAACTTCTTGCGAGCCAACGCTTTTGCCCGTGACCATAAGGCGGGGTTGGTGGGCTTTGGACTAGACATTACTTAGCCCCAAACCTCTGACGAACGCGGCGGTTTACTTTTTCCATTTCACGCCGAAGACCGGGAACAGGTCTAGGTGCAAGAGGATTTCCGCGTGGGGGGACAGTGCCCGCTTGATTTCGGATGGCTCCACCGACTTGGGGGTTTGCCACTTCACTAAGAACTGCTGGTCCGATTTTCAAGTTTTGGCGAAGCAAGCCACCGCCTGAAGCAGTAGGGGCTGTCATTGGTTTTTTCATGCTCTTGAAAACTTGGTTCTTTTCCAAGAACTTTTGCATTGCCCCTTTTTTCTTTTTGCGTTTACGATGCATCATGCTCAATACCCCTTTTTTGGTTTGGGTTTCTTAACCGGAACTGGTTTCTTAGGTTTGCCGTAAGCCATTACTTCTTACCGCCTCTCTTTTTTGCACCAACAATGATGTCGGCTTTGGTGATTTTGTTACGAGGAGGAGCAAGAGCAGCCAAACGCTTTTGCTTGGGAGTCATCTTTTTCTTCATTACTTGGCTCCATTCTTAAGAGTCAGACGAGAACCTGTGTAGCCCATGGCTACCAAGGCTGTGTTTAACAAGGCAACGACTTGAACCCAAGGTCCGTCCGCAGGAATGGCTCCTGATCCGATGACCGCACCAAGGGCGACTGCACAAAGAGACAGCCAGAATTCTGTAGTTTTGTATCCGGGTTTGTTAGGCATGTGATTTCCTTACAGGACTTGAGATTGAGCAAGACGGAGTTCAACAGACCGGCGGTATGCAGAATCCGTCTTGTAGCGAGGATCTTTCATTGCGGCAGTAACTTGAGCCAAGGACTCAAAGCGTTCGGATGCCCCCTCAAACCCAGAATCGCCTTGCAACAACTGCGGCTGTGGCATTTGACCTGACGCTTCCCATCTCGCACGAAGACTGTTTACTGCAAACATCATCGCATTCTGATCGCCAGTCGTAACGATGTGGTTGAAAGATTCTTGCTCTTGAGGGTCAAGGTTCTGAGCAGCCCAGTCAACCATTGCGGCGTAGTTATCTTCACCACCCACGGTGTCGTACACATTCATCAACTCAAGGTGAGTCTGAGCCTGCATACCTTCGACGTAGCGATCAATCATCTCACGGGGTAGCCCACGTTCAGCCAACGCCTGCCGAGATGTTTCAGACAAGTCGCCGGTTTGCTCAAACTCCACTGTGAAGGGCATCATGTCTTCATCGCTAAATGGTGCGATCTCGATTTCACCTTCTTCACCGTAGTCCTCTCCTTCTACCTGCTCGCCTCTTGCTCGGCTGAACTCTGATTGGAGGGAGGCGTAGGCGGCTGCGAGGGCTTCTGGCGAGTCGAACTTCTCAGGGAGCCACGCGGGTCGTTCCTCGGTGTGTTCGTCAACTTCGACTTCTTGCGGGGCTTGCGGCTCACCGAGTTGTTGCTCCATTGCTGCGGCTTCTTGTTCCAACGATGGAGCGTTCTCCATGTTGTCGGGAATGATGTTTACGGATTGATGGTCACTCATTGTTCTGGTTGTTGGGTTGCGGCATCGGACGCATTGGCAAGCACTTGCGGTCCAGCCTGTTGGGCCATTTGGGCCATAGCGGCTTGTTGCCGCATCTGATCAAGTTCTTCTTGAGTACGAACAAGACCACGACGATCAATACCCAACGAGGCAGCACGCCTGCTGAGGTATTCAGAGACATTGACGTATTCTTGGATTGCTTGCGGACCCAAAATCTGTGCAATGCCAGCCAAGTAACTGTCCAATCGGTTCAAGTCTGAACCACGACCCAATGCCTCCACACCAGTAATGATGGTTGGCACGATCTTGTCGGACGGCAACGATGGCAACTTTTTGTCTTTGGACATCTGCTTCATTACTCGCTTGAGCATTGGAAGTTGGAAGTCTTGAGACAGTACGGAGTAAATCCCACCCAGTTGTTTTTCAATCGACTGCGTTACGAGTCGGACTTCTTCAGCCGTGACCCGATCCGCATTGCGTATAGTTGATTCGGTGAGGAGGAATGCATACGAAAGCCGATCTTCAATTTGTTTGATTGCACTAAAAGCAACGCTGAAATCCGCCGCTTTCTGCGTTTGCAATACACTGACATCATTTGCTGATCCTTCTCTAATTGCACCGTTGGGTGACTCTGCAAGTGTCCGGGCACGAGTTGTGCCGTTCGGGTTAACGAGAAACAGGATCTTAGCAGCCGCCGCAGATCCCTCAACGATGGCCTTACTCAGACCCTCCAAGGAGGACAGGTCGCCGTAGTACTGTTCTACATAACCGCGACCGTAATCTTCACCATCGACGCGAACCATGCGGAGTGCAAGAAAGGGGGCTTCGCTCTTTTTGAATTGCTGGGTTACTTCAGGAATCGGTACACCGCCGACCTCTTGTGTAATCTCAACATTGTCTATGTCAATTGCTTCTTGCTTTGTGTACATCTCCACATTTTCTTGTGAAGACTCCACACCTGCCATTACTTTTTCTCGTATCGCAGGCGGCAACATCGAGGGATGCACTGTCTCTTTGAGAATGATGCATCGTGCGTAGCCTTGTGGACATCGCTTGACAACGTACCGATCAAGGCGGCATACTCGGACAGGTAGATCCTCTGGCATGTACATCAGCACATTGCCAGTTACAATCAAATGTTTGAGTCCTTCAAAGAGAGAGACACGCATGTTGCCGCCTTCGATCTCTTTGTTGATGGCCCGTTCGATTTGAGAAAGAGAATCCTCTACCTCCGAGAGAATGGTTGGGTCAATGCCCTCAATCTTCCTCTCCTCACCTTCATCGAGGATAAGTCGGAAGAATGGTGCGTTGGGAGGGAGTAGAGAAAGAAGAAGAGCAGAGGCTAGATTGTTCACACCTCTCGCACCAACGGACTGATACGGGGTAGCGAACTTGGTGGCTTCGTTGTTACCAGCGTCAGGCAGCAATGTCGGAATGGTGAGACGCGACGAATCACGCCCACGGTCAAGGTACATAGAGCGGCGTGCTGCCATTCTCTCGTACTGTCCTCTCATAGTGCCTGTCTGATACATCAATAGTTACTCTTTGGAATAGTCATCATGCGTCGGCTACCCAAACGACGGTTACCACGACGCAGTTCTGACTGAGTTTTTGCCCGAGCCTGTCCCATCATTTGCTGGAGAGCCATAGTGGGAACACCCTGCAAGTTGATTTGATCCGGAGGCATTGGAGGAGCCACGGGAGTTATGGGGGTCGGTTC